TGCGGCATCAACTGAGTTTCCACCGATAACTTCTGCGCCTCTGCCCGATTCTGCTCGGCCTGCGTAGTGCTAACCGCAATCTGTGCTTGCGCCGCTTGCATAGCCAATTGCTGCTGCATATCCTGCATCTGCTTGGCCTGTGGGTCAGGCTGGCTCATCTGATCCAATGCAGACATCAACTCGTACCTATTAGTCAGGCTAGAGTTGTTCAAGATGCCCTTCAGAATCAACGGCAGCACCGGAGTATTCGGCCCCAAAGTCTGAAGCAAACCAATAAACTGCTGCTGCTCGTACTCACGGGCAATAATTCCCAAGGTAGCAGTAGGAATAAAACGCATATCCACACTCGGATAACGCTCTGGGTCAAACTGCATATACCTAAACGCAGCCTTCTGAATGAACGGAATTAGGAAATCCTCTTGGAAGTTCACCAGCGTCCGCTTGTACTTCTTGATGATGGTTGCCACCGCCATCGACATCCCAGCGCCATCACGGTTGCCATTGCTGACCATGCCCTGGCTATCCAGCGTACCCGTTGCCTGCAACAGCATCCGTTCAAACTCTTTTGCCGTGTTTAGATTGTTCAAACTCGTTTCGCCAAACTTGAACGGGTACAAAATCTCCGAAGGGTTGCCGTTAACAAGGAACGCCTTGCCAGGCTTCACCTCAAACTTAGCACCGCGAGGCAACCGTGTTGCATCCATCCCCATCATGGGGCTGGTGGTCAGCGCCAACGAATCCAAATGGCTACGCACCTGCGCGTCAATCGCCTTTTGCATATTGTAGGATTTCTCCACCGTACCCCTGCCCAACAAACGGTTAGGAACAGTGTCATCCTGGTAGCTGATGATGGGCCTGTCCTTCATCATAAAAGGATTTTCTTCAGCCTTGAGAAGCAAACCCTCATTGGCAATGACAACAATGGCCTCCACCATGTTGCTGTACTCATCAGCAACAGAATCCTCTGGGAATAAGTCCTCAACCTCATCCTTTTGCACCGCCTCAAGGTACTCGCGTGGCACCAGCCCGTAGTACGTCAGCAAACGAACCTTGTCATCACGGTATTGCGTAACTTCCTGAGTCGGCTCTAAATCATTGTCATCCGAGTCTGTGCCAATGTCCACCTTGCGGTAGATGCCCTTCTCCATACCCTCAACAATCTTTTGAATTCCAACGAACTTCTCAATTGCCACACCCATGCAGTCATCAATCGTTGTCCCATTAGGGTCAAACAAGAAATTCTTGGGGTTGACCGGCACAATCTTGACCGCAATCCGGTTTTTTTCCACCACACCAATGGCCGCTTGCTGCATCTGCCCTGGTATTGCTTGAGTTGCAGGCTCAAATATCTTCTCGGTCTTAACAATAATCTCGCCAATGCCAGTTCCGTAGATTTCTGCCATCAATTCAATCTGGTCAATGGACTTCCTAATCTTATCGACCTTGAAATCCTCCATCAACTGCGCCTTTAGCGCCTCAACGTCCAAAGGATTACCGTCTACATCCTTCAAATCGTCCTTGATGTCAAAGAAATCGCCCTGACCAAAGATAGCCTCCATAATCTCAGCGTGGCGAGTCTCCACCGCTTGCTGCGTTGCCGGTGTAACTATGCGCGAACGCTCAGAATCACGGGTTTTGTCCTCCGCAGCCCACTCACACCGAAATATGCGCTCGTATTCCAGATACTTATCCAGAAAATTAGTGTCGCGGTAGTCGCGCCAACGGTCACAATGCTCAACAACAAAGGCAGTTAGCTCTTTGTCGTTCTCTGTCGGTTCTTCGAAATCCATATTAAATCCCCGCAATTATGTCCATCGGCTCCCAATCGTCCTCGGCCTCCTCAAAGTAGCTGGTCACAGCCAACTGATCCATGTAAGAAAGCGCATCAGGCAAATCATCGTGTACACCTTGGGAGGGAAACATCAGTAACTGGTCAACAAAGTCATCCCAATCCTCCTCAGAGTTAAGGATAACACGCCCATGCTCAAAGCGCCCCTGCAACGACCAGATGATTCTATCGGTTTTTTTCCTGTTCCCGTGGGTTAAATCAACAATGTGCGAGTACACATTGCTCTTTCGCATCAAATCGGACAAATACGGCAAAACCGCATTCTTGAGTGCCCCCCTCTCAATCCCCACACTAAGTGGCCTGTAGTCCCGCATCTTCATCAAAATCTTAGCCGAAGTCTCCCGTATGTCCCACCTTCCATGCTCAATCTCTTTGACAAACCACTTCCCATCGTCCGTCACCTTCACCACGCAAATAGCCGACTCGTCCAACCGCTTCTTGGAATTGGCCGCCTGCTTGGCAACCTCCTCAAAACCAGCCAAGTCAATCGCTATAAAGTAACTCCCATGCTCCGGCTCAACCCCGTACTTAATCCACTCCTCCTTAAATACGTCCGCACCAGCATTGCTAAAACTCGCCATGTACTCCTGCTTGAACGAAAACGTACTAAGCGTTTTCTTGGCACTAGCAATCTCATCTGGGTCAATCAACGGGTTATCCGCCGTGGTGAAGTGCCACGACTTCCAATCCTTGTCCTGCTCGTCCTGACCCAACTTCCACAAATCGTGAAACCAGTTCCTACCCTTGGGCGTACCAATAAACATCGCCCGACCCTTCTTGTCCGACAAAGAAGCACGAATAACTTGCTCCCACGCCTCGGGCTTAATATCCGCCACCTCATCCAATACCGCATACGTCAAACTAACCCCGCGCAAAGTATCCGGCCTGTCCGAACCGCGCACATATATCCGCGCACCATTAATCAAAGTAATGTCCAGATTATTTACATGGCTCGACTGTATAACCTCCCGCCCCAAATCAAGAAGCAAGTCCCAGATAATCTGCCGCGACTGCCCCATAGTAGGACTAACATAAAGCACAGCCGAACCCTGCGGACACCGCAATCCCTCAATAATCAATGTAGTAGCCGCCAGCCTAGATTTACCGCAACGCCGTCCAGCAGCAATAACCTTGAACCTGGTCGTATCAGTAAATACCTCCTGTTGCCAGGGCAAGAGGCTAAAGTTAAGGTCAGACATAGTTGGCCTTATCAGACATTGGAAACATCCGTAACATCCTCTGCCTCAAGGATTGTTGGTGGCTGACCCAAACCAGTAATGTTGATAGTCACCGCGCTCCTTTGGTGCTTGTCCTTCTCAAACATACTCACCGGCAACGTCCTGTCCAAACACATCTTCAGCGCCACCATCTGACCAGGATGATTATCGTCCAAGGCAATCTGGATCACCTTCTGGGCAACATCCTTGCCACCAGAACGAATCATCAACTCTTTAAGTTCCTTAACCCTCTGGTGATCCGTCTTGGGTAACACCAGTGGAGGATTGTCAGCATAACGCTGGATAGTCATCTTGATAGGACGACCACGCTTCTTTTTCTCTAGTTCCACTTTTATCCTCTCGGGAAGTTTTCACCATTGTATTGCTTTTTTCTCAATTTAACTTTTTTTGTGGGGAGGGGGCACCCGTAACTTTTACAAGCCGCCAGCCACCCTCCCCCCCTATCAATCGCCTGCCTGCCCGCTTAACATAACGACCGTTGTATCAAATACAGGCGAATCAGGGTGAATCAGTGCGGTGATGCAAGCTGGCGCAAGGCTGGAGCAGGCGCAGGGAGCGGGAAAAGGGCGGGCGGTGCCTTCTGCCCATACCTACCCATTGCCCAAATCTAAATGAGAATCATTCTCATTCGTAACTAAGAACCAATCGTCCAGGTTATCGCCAGGGCGGAACCCATGATTGTGTAGGGTAGCGTAAATCGCCAATAGTTCGCGGAAACCACGGGATATATCGCCTGCACCGGCAGATAGCAGAATGGCCCGTTCTGGCGCACTTAGTGGCCGTCTAAACTGCACCGTATCAATTTTGCATGGCCTGGCCATAGTCTCCCCAATAGTTCCATAACCATAGAATTATCCACCTAAAAAGCGCACCAAAAGAGTGCTGCATCGTTGAATCGTTTGCATCACTCTTAAGAGTGTGATGCAATTGATGCGGATTCAACGGCATTTTGCCCATTTTTGCATCAGTGCATCGATACGCATCGATTCAAACGATTCAAGCGATACAAGCAAAATCTAAGGGTTTCCCCTAATGCTTTACTGTCACCTATGTGACTGACTGACTGTAACGAAATTTATTACACTTACATTCAAGCCGGTGCAATAGTGCATCGGCGTAACAAAAAGGACAGCACTATGAACAAAGCAAACCAACGCGAATTAGACAAAGCCATTGCATGGCTAGATCTAAACGAAGACGATGCCACAGAGATGGCCTGCCGCACACTAGCCACAATCCAACGCTGTGGCACTGCCGCAGACACAAAGACAATCCTAGCGATTATCAAGGATCGCGGATTGTCCCATTGCTTCTACACTGAAAACCATTGCTTGATGGCTTGGTGACAGCGCCAGCTACTGCCTATTTTGTAGGCAGTGGCGGGAATTGTCCCGTAAACCCTTGGAGAAAAAATGGAAAACCAAACTAGCGTACACCTAACCCTTAAATCGGCCAATGTGAAAACCGGCCCAATTCCAGTATCCACCACCGGAAAAGATAGCTGCCCTACTGATTGCGCTATGCGCTCCGAATGCTATGCGGCAAGCGGGCCGCTAGCGCTGCACTGGGCGGCCGTTAGCGCAGGCACTAGGGGAACTACATGGGGCCAATTTACCCAAGCCATCGCAGCGCTGCCCGACGGCCAATTGTGGCGGCACAATCAAGCCGGTGATCTGCCCCAAGCGGGCGGCACTATCGATGCTGTCAAATTAGGCCAATTGGTGGCAGCCAATAGCGGCCGCCGTGGTTTTACTTATTCCCATCATCGCGACAGCGCTAGCCTTGCATGGATCAAACACGCCAATGCTTGGGGCTTTACAGTTAACCTATCGGCCAATGATCTGAATGATGCCGATACCCTTGCCGATACCAATTGCGGGCCGGTGGTGGTGGTGGTGCCTAGCACTACTACAAAAAACACCACTACACCCAAGGGCCGGTCGGTAGTGATCTGTCCAGCAACCCAGCGCAATGATGTTTCCTGCGCCACCTGCCAATTGTGCCAGCGACAGCGCAGCGCTATAGTGGCATTTCCTGCCCACGGATCACGCCATCGCGTTATTAATATGAGACTAGCAGCATGAAAATCTATACCTTAAACAATTATGCCTATCACTATTCACGCACTAATCGCGTGTGGATTGTGCAAAGCCTATATGACGGCACGATATGGTTTTTTAATAGTAAAAATGACCTTTTAGACTGGATTAATTATGATTAAATTTCGCTGGGAAAAAACAAATTACGGGTACAATGTTTGGGCCAAAAAACCAGATTCACTGGCCTACATTTATTTTGGGCATTTTCGCACTAAGAAAAGCGCATTAGATCAATATGATGCGGAACAATGCAATTATGCTTAATAACTCTATGCACCCATTATTTCAAGCCATCCTACGGCCGTATATGCCGCCGGAGCCCAAGCCAAGCCCTGAGGCCATAGACGCGGCCATGCTGGCCGATAAGTTAGCGGACGGGTACACCCAGCGCAATATTGAACGGGCTATTAAACTGGAGCAACAAAATGCGCCAACACTATAAACCCGATCCCAAGCTCTACCCTCTGGCCGATATAGCCCTAGCCTGCGCCATTGGTTTAGCCCTGGCTATCCTATTGGTGAGGTACTTATCATGAAACGACAAGCCAAAGCCATCAAAGAAGTTCCCGCCATCCTATCCCCTACGGGCGCAACCCTGCCCGTAGGCACCATCATTGATTATTGGCAAGCCCGATTTAGAAATGGTGAATGGCATTATGTTTTGAGAAATGAAACAACAGGCGAAAAAACAACGACACCATGCATATTTTTTGATGATTTGGAAGGGGTGGAAGCATGAGGGTATTAATTGCCTGTGAATATTCCGGCGCAGTTAGAGATGCCTTTATCCGTGCCGGACACTATGCCGCATCATGCGACCTATTGCCTAGCGATAGCCCTTTAGGGGATCACTATCAAGGGAATGTATTAGACATCCTAGATCACGGTTGGGATTTGATGGTGGCGCATCCACCATGCACACATCTAGCGGTATCAGGGGCAAAGCATTTTGCCAAGAAACAAGCATCCGGAGTGCAGCAGGATGCTTTATCCTTTGTACAGATGCTACTAGATGCGCCAATCCTTAGAATTGCCTTAGAAAACCCCATTTCAATCATCTCTAGCCGTATCCGCAAACCGGATCAGATCATCCAACCATATCAATTCGGCCATGAAGCTACAAAAACAACGTGTTTATGGTTAAAAGGGTTGCCGCATCTTTTGCCTACGGATATCGTTGGAAAGGGTGAACGGCACGTTACAAAAGGGGGCAAAAGCCTCCCGAAATGGTACAACTTACCTCCAAGCCCTACAAGGTGGAAAGAGCGTAGTAAGACGTTTCAAGGAATAGCCGATGCGATGGCCCATCAATGGGGGAATTTATGATTTATGCAGTCCTAGCCATGATCCTAAAAATTATCCTAGGCAAGCGTTAGCCCCAAGTCGCTGCCAGTCCCCAAGCCCCAAGCCCGCGAAGTCCGTGGGCCTTTTTACGCCTTCGATCTGGCGCTTGGCATTCTCAAAGCCCCGACCTATGATTATTCGGTGGCCGATACCCTCCAGATAGGCGATCCAATCCTTTTGCACTGGCGATACTGTGCCGCCAGTTTCCCGCTTCATCTCGACCCATAGGCACCACTCAGGCACGAATAGATCCGGTACACCTGGGCTCACGCCTTCGGCCTTCAATGCTGCGCCCTGGGCCATGCTACGCCCTCCACCATTAGGGATAGCGAATATGCGGACGCTAGGGTAAGTCTTACGAAACCACGATACCAAGCGCACCTGCTCTAGGTGTTCTGAGGGCTGAGTTTCGGGTTTAGGTTTAGGTTTGAGTTTAGGCATGGGTTTCGGGTTTGGGTTTAGAAGGGAATTTCCCATTCCCACAAAGCGCAGCCACCAGGTTCATTGGCAAACTCTGCCGGTGGCGCTTCGTTGAATTTAACGCAAATTCCCTCTTTACTGTAATGGTCGCAGGTGTGGCATACCCTTGGCGGCTCGGCTCTAAGGGTGTTTCGATATAGAGTTACGATCTCGGGTTCTGGGTGGCGGCTCATGTCCATGTCCTTTGTAGTACGGTGAAAAATTTACCCTCGCGCCTAAACTCAATCGCGCTAGGTGGCTGGCCTTCGGTTAATGTCTGGGCCATCTCATGCAGTTCAGCGGTGCCATAGTCCAGCACCACGCCTGCCTTGTATGCAATATCAGCCAATAGCCTACGGCTCTTTTCCCCTGCGTAACCATCGTGAGTCACGGCTAAGTATTCAGTCACTGGCGGGTCGCTCAAGCTCCCATAATAGGTCAGGGAGAGCATCTCCTTACCACTGGCTCGGCTGATGTGCTTGCGCCATGTCCAGCTAGTCACATCCATATCCATGCCCTCTGCGCCCATGATGTCCAAATTGTGCAGTCGCAGTGTTGGGCGTTCTGGTTCGGGGAATGGTGTCCCGCAGGCTGGGCATTCTCTTACGCTTAGGTGGCATATCTC